TATAAGCAGGCCTCCAACATAATTCTCATAAGTTCCATCCGAATACTCTACTGTTCCGGTAAATCCGTTATATCCGTTTACACCGAATGACTGGCAATCAACATATACCTCGCCAGTCTTAAACATTCTAAATAATGCATTTTCAGTACCGATTTTAAAAATTTCATTACTTACTGCAAAAATTCTCCCGACAGTATTACCACTTTTGTCCATGATCTTCATCTCCCCCTCTGAGATCTCTACTCTTCGGCCAAATTCATCACTTCCACAAGTGTATTTACCATTTGTCAGTATTCCATCTTTATCCATGATAGTTAGGATAGCTCCATTACCATCTAATACTTTTATAATGCCTGCTATGTTGTCTATTCCGCCAATGGTCAATGTTCCTCCATATATCCTGTCTGCCAGCATGGTTCCGGCTATAATATAGTCGGCAAAAAAGCCTTTCCCGGTTCCGAATGTACTCCATATCCAGTCTTTTCCATCAGCGGTCCTTTTGGATGCAATCTCAAATCCCATTGATCCAAGGCACATAGCTCCGAACGTAGGTGAATCAGGGTTTAAATCCTCAAAAAGCATGGCTCGTACATCCTGCTTTTGAGCTACATCACGTAGTGCATGAAACTGTGTTTTCACTGCATCCAGTATTCCCTGCACCTGAGAGCCGATCACAGATCCATCTTCTCTGATTGCGCTCTCAATTCGGTTATTAATACTGACCTGATTTGATATGTAATCATATTGATAATCGCCCAGCGATACAGATAATATGCGGTCATTCACACAATCCCACTCTAATTCCGTAACTCTTGCATCTGTAACTATATCAAGATTATTGTTTCTACAATGTACGGTATCACCAAGAGACACTTCTACAAGCCCCTTGACATCGGCATACAGCTCTGTATCCTCAATCATTACCATATCCACAGATATAGTTACTTGAGGCTTGTCTGCCCCCGCTTCCCACTGTTCCTGACAGCGTTTTCTAAGTGCAGCCTCCAGTTGTGCCGGTGTATCGCATATGATCACACCTTTCGATTCATCATCTTCCTGTGCATCAGCTCTCATTTTTACATCTTCAAATTTCATTGTTGAATATTTGACTGTTGGATATTTGTCTATAAGAGGGGAATCAACCCAAGGAGCATCCCCATCTATCTGATATCCGTTATATGCCTGTGGAATGATCCGGGTAACCACATTTCTTAGGTCAACCTCCTCTTTCATTCCGTTCTCAGCAATGTTTTTTCCGTAAAGGATCTCAACACCTCTGTCGCTGCCAGCATGACGATTTATTATCGCTTTGTAATTATCATATACGATTTCACCGCCCCATCTCTTAACAAAAGAATTCTCATCGTCACCATTGATTGCTTCGATGAGATTTTTATTTTGGTAATATGCAGTTCCAGTCGATGTAATATCTGTTTCGGCTGTATACTTTTTATTCGGTGCAGTCATGATATCAAGAGCCTGCTGCCCTGTTTTGTCAGTTGGACGGACATCCAAAAGGAAACAATCATCTGCCGCATCCATAAATATAGGCTGCAGATCAGCAGATATTCCTGAATCACTTTTTTCCTTATGAGTTATTCTGAAAAGCTGCTCTCCATTAAAGGAAGGCATCTTAACAACTGCTCCCTCTTTAATATACTTCCAGCGGTCTTCTGAATCCTTTGGATGTTCAAGCGTTACCTCCCATATTCCATTCAATACGGCATGAACGGATGCACTTGAAGGAAATAATGACATATCTCCGTTCTGATCAAAGTTTGTATTTTCAATGTTATATATCTGGATCATAAGCACCTCCAATTAGGTATCACTTTCAGATTTCCTCCGTAAAATTCAATCTTGTTGTTTCCCGGCTGTAGATACATATCTTCATAATTTCCTGACACTTTGGTATTATTCAAAGTACCATCCTCGCGATACGCGATCATCCGATCTGTATCTATGGTCAGATTTTGACCAACATTAGCAGTCATCGTTTTTCCATTGATCTTAAGCGTACACATACCTTCTGCTGCGATCTTATATGTCGGATGACACTCTATATAAGGATTCCAGCAAACATCTTCTATGTCATATTCCATTGCACCATCTACGGAATATTGGAGCCCATCCAGTGTGTGAAATATCGCTGTAAAATTGCCTATCCGCTCAGATGTCCTCTCATTATCATCTAATTCAACATAGGTTATTTTATAAAAAAAGCCTGCATCATCAGATATAATAAGTTTTGCATTTCTTTCTGACAGCCACTGTTTTGCCATTCTCCAGCGATCATTCCACCTGTCTACTGCTCCGATATAATTAAATGGTATCTTTATTGGTGTTGCTGCATATGTACCATTAAACTTGTATATGGTTCCATCCCGCCCTGATAGTTTTACCTCTTCCATATTCGGCTGAGCGGCAGGAATAGATATCAACTCCCGGGCAAAAATCTGAAGCGAAGAGCCTCTTATGTCATTGTATTGTATGTCCTGCATTATTTTCCTTTCGCCCCCTGTGTTGCTAATGTCTTATTTGCCATCTGCTTAAGAACGAGATTTGTAAGTAATGTGATCGACTTCTTATCTCCAATATAAATGTTATTCTCCGCAGTCATTGATATTGATTTGAATGCTTCAACGATCATTGCGGCCAATGTTGCATTATTTGCATCATTTTCTTCTCTGATGTAGTCCTTTAACAGTTTAATTGGAAGTACCGCCTCTTTTCCAGCCTCTCCCCCTCCCATCAGGGAATCTCCATTTGCACCAAATATGGTCGGACTATTCAGGATTCCTCCGTTCGCATACCAATCCACGGAAAATTTAGGTACCTTAAGTGGGGAAAGTGACCACTCTCCACTCGCTTTAAAATGAGGCAACTTTATTTTTGGTAATTTCCAATCGAAATCGAAGAATCCTTTAATCTTATCAATAGCTCCCTTGATAAAATCGGCTACAGCTCCGAATATGGCATTTACACCATCCCTGAACCATTCGCACTTATTATAAAGTGTCACAAAAATAGCTATAAGTGCTGCAACTGCCGCAATAATTATAAGTATTGGATTAGCGGCCATGACTGCATTTACTGCTGCAAAACCAGTTTTTATAGGTCCCAATACAGGTGCAATTTTAGATATAATGCCAATTAGTGATGAAACCCCTCCTGCTACCTTGCTTATGATAGAAAACACAGGGCCAACTGCTGCCACTACCAATACGCATCCGGCAATCAATCTCTGTCCTTCCGGGGAGAGCTGATTAAACTCTTCAATCAATCCGGCAACCAATTCTGTAATTTTGGTAATCAGCGGTGCAACTGTATCCGCAAGCTCAGCTGTTGCCTGTTGGAAATCTGCTGTTGCCTTATTTCCGTCTACCAAATTCTTATTGTTTTCCTGCCATTTTTTTCCTGCATCTACGAGACCCTGATTCGCCATTTCCTGCATGACCAGGTTTACTCTCTCACTTTCGCTTCCGCAAGCTGCAAGCTTTTCATTAAATGCATCCTCTGAAGTTCCCGCCCAATTGAGCATATCCGCAAAAGTCCCCGTAACAGTACTTGTTTTCACAGTCTCATTGATTGATTCTGCAAGTCCATCAATGGGAATACTATCCCCGTAAGTTGCCCATGCACCAATCGTCCCCTCAATTACCGTGCTTAATTCTTCTTGTGACAAACCTAACGCCTGAAGATTGGCCGTAGTTGTTGCAGCTGTCTGATCATCTGCAAGCACACCATATAAGGTTCTATAACTTTCCGCTGTTTGTTCTGCTGTGTACCCTGCATTTTGGCTCGACACCTCAAGCGATCCCATAATTTTACGATATTCTGCTGTTGCAGGTACTGTAGCTGCTGTTGCCGCTACTATGCCTGCTGCCGCCGTTGATATTCCACTAAACTTATCCCCTGTCTCTTTTGCTTTATTTCCAAAAGCCTGTACTTTTTCAGCATAACCTTCCGTTACAGCTGCTCCGCTTTTCAGCTTTTGCTCAACATCTTCCAGCTTACTTTTGTAACCATTAAGTTTTGTAGTAGTTTCATTTATCTCGTTCTTTTTGTCCTGAATTGCTTTTTCATCTTTATTTTCAGCAGATTTAAGAATATCCAATTGTTTTTTTAATGATTCAAGTATTCTTTCGTAATTCTCTGTTTGATTTGAAAGATACTTCTGTTCATCTTTATATTTTACAATCGACTTTATATGATCGTCATATTTCGATTTAAGAGCTTCGATTTCAATCTCATTCGCCTTAATTTTATCTGTAGACTCTGCAATTTTATCAGATAATTTCCTAATTTGTTCCTTACTTTCTGCTGCCCCGCTCTCAAGTTCTTCTGTTACTTCAGCAAGGCCTTTCTGATATTTTGTTAAACTAATCTGTGCGCTTGTAAGCTGGTTCTGCTTCTTTCGGACTGCATCCTCATTTCTGTTTTCTGCAGATTTCATTTCTTCAAGCTCACGCTTCAGAATTTCCACCTTATCAGAATAAACGTCCGTCTGTTTTGCCAGATATTCCTGACGGTCTTTTAACTTTTCAACTGCAGTAGTGCTGTCATCCCATGCCGCTTTTGCAAGTTTAAACGAATTACTATTTTCCTGAACGGCTGTATTTACCTGCTGCATCGTCTTTTGAAAGTCTGCTGCACCATCTGCCTTAAACACTAATCCAACTCTCTTCAGTTCATCCGCCATATAACGTTCTCACCATCCTCGCTTTCTTCTCACAGAATATCTCGTATTGTTCGCAAAAAAAGACGGGACATGAATGGAAGAACTCGTCCTCTGTCATTCCCATCTCTCTCGCATCAACCATATATTCAGCCCAATTTATCTCGAGCTGAATGCTTTCATCTGTGCTTTCGATTCCTCTTTTTTTTTAATTTTGTCAACTTCTTTCTGATAAGCCTCTACAACTTCAAGAAGTTCTGTTGGATCCGGTGGCACAAGCTGAAGTGCTTCATCAAATGTCACTTTTCTCCCATTGCTTCTTACCATTGCATAGATAAGCTTCGCTGCAAAATTCATCTTGTCGCTGTCTGTTGCTTTTCCAATCTTTTCAAGTTTGTCTATTCTCCGTCCAAGCTTTGAACCACCTATCTGATCAAGATAATAAATAGTTCCAAAATTCATTTTGGCTTCTATTACCGTTCCATCAGTCAATCTTATCATCTTACCTTTATTCATCTAATCAGACCTTTCCACTCACTTTCCCAACTGCTACCACAAGATCATCTTTTGTAAGTACCGGCTTACTAAAGAATTTTTCCTCTGTGAGTCCTTCCGGTGCAGATGCACTCTCTACCCTTGCAACAATGTCTCCATCCTCATTGAATGGATATGCTTTGATTTTGATTGTATCTGTCTGCTCGTTTGCCTTCTCCTCAGATGTTGATATATCATCAGAGTTCTCACTTAGCTTGCACTTCGGATACCAGTCGTATCTATATCCGCCTTTTCTTAATTTGACCACCTTACCATAAGCAAAATATGGTCGTGGTCTGTTTCCACCTGAAAGAATAAGACCATCCGCATCAACATTGTCACCACGTAATTTTGCAAGTGTATCAGCTGGGAAAGCAACGACTTCAACTTCAATATCCGTTGATGTCGTGGAGATATCGCTGTCATATACTGTACCTGAAGCATATGTATCAGAAGCCTCTCCATTTTCCGTGACTTTTACACTTTTAACTACTTCTGTCTTCTCCACCTCTTCCGCAAATGTGGATGTCCACCTGCCATCTGTATCCATTGTATTGAAGCACAGATACTGAGCTCCTACAGTCTCCTTCATTGGTGGTCGCTTAGTTTTAATTGCCATAATTGCCTCCTGTTTTATAAATCCAATGCTGCTATCATTTTTTTATAGTATCTTTCTTTGTTCTGTTCAAATAATGGTTTCAAGTGAGCTTTGGCGCTCATTTTTTTCGTGCCATGTTCAAGCATCGGTCCGTAATACTTGCCCCATCCCACATCTATTCCTGTCTTATCACGCTTATAACTAAATGAGTCAACCAGATGTGTATATCCCGGAGCTGTGACCTTTCTTCTTGGCTTTGGCAGGCGCAACAGATCGTTAACAAACTCCTTCGCTCCCTCTTCTATTGCATCCAGAGCGCTTTTTTCGTCCACTTTTGAAAGATAGCTTCCAAGCATATCCTGAAATTCTTCCATTCCGGAATCTTCAAATGTAATATCATTCATTCATTGTCTCCAGCGAGAAATACGAGTGCCAAATTTTATCGTCTGTAATAAATTCATGCAGGATAGTTGGGTGTAGTCCCTTTTTGCGCATCATATCTCTCAGCATTATCAGCTTTTCATTTCTTGGTGTGCGAGAATAAAAGCTCACCTGCCATGTGATTTTATCTTCATAGTTGTCACCTGATGCCATCACATCATCCCATGCTATTTCCCAATAATCAATTCTCGGAAACTTCTTTCCATTATCAAGATCAGATATTCCTTCATTGACCGGACAGCCAGTGGCATGTAACATCTTACTGAGTTCCTGTTTCGTCATCATATACCTCCCTGTCATATGCCGGACTCTTAAGTGTCAGTTCTGTTTCTTTGAAACCGTCTTTAGTGGTCACGTGAGCCACATTGTATATCTCATGCTGTGCTCCATCTATTACACAGATGCACTTACTGTTGATCTGCTTATACTGTGGAATACTGATTTTCATCGTAACCTCTATTCCATCTGCAGACAGCTTAGCTCGTGTTGTATCAAATACAGAAAGCTCCCTGTACCAGATATGCATCCCGGTAGATCTTACTTTTTCAACCGGAAAGTCTTGCGAACAATCCTCCTCTATCCTAAGAAGTTCAAGCACACCATCTGTATATTCAGGCATTGCCATCCGCTTCCACCTCCGTCTCCATCTGCCATGTTAAAATCACGCTTGAATAATTATCCATAAACTCACTGACTCTATGATGATATGCATAATACATATAATTTTTAAGCAGCATCCTGTATGTCAGATCTGTTGTGATATTGCAGCCGGGATTTAAGCTCCCGACTGTACATTCACCTTCTCTTGCAAGATTTGCAAGCTGACTGTCTTCGTAATATGGCGGAATCTGGAATTCTGCCCTCATCTCTGATACCAGTGCTGTCAGTTCTGTGTTCTCCATATTACTGCCTCTCTTTTATTATTCCTGTCCAGCCTGAACGATTGTAGCCTGTGTTACAGGGAGCACATACTCCTTCAGCTTAGTTACATCAAAGATAACTGCAACATTATCATCAACCGCACGACCGTTTGCATAGCATGATGCAATAATGAGATCTGCATTTTCCATAGCCTTTGTCTGGTCATACTCATTGACTCTCACACCTGTTGTTCCCATAGTGTAGTATCCTGCAATTGTAAATGCAGCCTTACCCTTCGGACAGTTGGCATCAACAATTTTTTCGATGTCAATGAATGACTTGTTGACATAGCCGCCTGTCAGAGCCTCTCCATACATGCATGGGTCAACATATTCTGCCTCGTCTGACGGATTACAGATAAGATACAGCTTGTCTACAACACGCTTTCCATTATTGGTAAGAGTCTTTCTCACATCTGAGAGTCCTTTAGGGCTGAATTTTGTGATGTTTGTCACAACCGTCTTAGCCTTATTGGTACCGTCGCTGTTGGATGTTTCAATCTGACGGAAAATACCAATCGGTCCTGTCTTTCCATCTCCATCAAGATATCCCTTTACAAGACCATCCTGCATAGCTTCTGACAAAATTGCCATAAAATAACGGTCAACAAACTCAAGCGAAAGCTCTCTGATTGCCTTTGGAATAACTAAGTAAGCGGTGAGCATGTG